CGATTAGTGTTACTTGCATTGTGCCAAGTCTCCTATTATACTATACGTTTTCTACAGAAGCAATAAGCTTTTCGAGATACCACTGTGCTTTTTTCAAGTCTTCCACAGGCTTGCCTTTGTACTTGTAACGCCACATATATTTCATGCAGTTACCCTTGAGATACCCCTGGTATTCCTCGTCTGACATGCTGGCTTCGATAGCCTTGATTGCTTCTACACCTTTAGTATTATAGTGTGCTGGTTTATTTACTGGGTCGCTTGGCTCTTCGAAGTAGTTGAAGTTAGTGTCCAAGGATTGCATTGATTCTCTTTCTGACATAATCTATTTCTCCTGTCTGTAAAACTTTGTAAGCAAAGTCCCTCATGTATTCTGAGTCCACACCTGCATTGGTACATACTTCTTCAAAGTCCTCAGCCGTAGTGCCGACTGATGCAAAGAACCAAGCAGATGCTCTGTCTCTATCTATCCTAGCAGTCGAAGGCTCCCCTTCATACGCTGGCTTGGATGCGTCTAGCAGTGCCTGAAGTATCACACATAAGAACAATGTACGTTCAGGTGACGACTCATCAGGACGAAACTCATCCAAGTGAAATGTTATATTACTACCTGACACCCTGTTTGTCAAGCCACGTTTGTGGAATGCCTTCATTTAATTTGCAGTACATGTAGCCGTACTTGTCACACCAATCTGCATACGTCATCTTACCACCCTTGTATAGCTTGCGGTGTGGGTTATCAAAGACAAAGCGTATGTCAAGGTCAGGGTATTGCGACTTAATGAACAGGTGTTTCTTCCTGTCCTCTGGCATGAACCTTCCCTTCACTTCTAAGATGACGCCGTTGGGTAGGAAAAAGTCTGGGATATAATTCTTATCCTCACGCCACTCGAATGGTAGCTTTTCTTTCTCATACACAAACTTAATCTTGTGCTTGTGAAGTTGCTGAGCAGCTTCGTACTCAGAGTTTGATTTGTATTCGTGATTATATTTTTTTCTTTTGAATCCCATTACACCTGTACTTCCTCAACGTCTGGGGTCTTTGCCACAGTTGTCAAGTAACGTACTCCATTAGAGTATTTGAATGCTCTCAGACCTTGACCACCATTGGCATCAGCCCAGCATTTCTTTTTGAATGAGCAGAAGACACAGCCAATAGCAAGCTTACGATTGCCAGACTTACCATCTTCCAAGTCTCCATAGCAACGAGCAGGTGGTGTATCTTTAGACACGACATCCTTCAGGTGGTTGACTCGTGATGGTGCGTCAATCATTTCCATATCATGCACTGGTAAGATACACAGCTCACTGCTGTTCTTGTCGATAGCAAAGAAGGCTGCTTCCTTGCGGTTGTTCTTCGTAGCATACGCACTAATCTGTGCGATGTAACCAAAGGGGTCATCCTCTGATAGCCTGCCTTCCTTAAACTTCTTGAATGCGAATGACGATGCTGACTTGATGTCAACGAGTACACCATCAATCACACAGTCCTGATGTCCCAGCACACCCTCAACCTCTACGGTTTCCTGTGCCTCTGTTACTTCGTGACCTGATGCTTTAGTAAGACAAATCAGGAGAGCCTCAAGGACATGTCCCATAAGGAACTTAATCTTAGTCTGCCCATTGATGGACTCTCCTTCTTCGCCTTGTACTCCGTACCAAATCTGACGGTCTGGTTTGCCGATTGAAGACAGACGTAGGTGTGATGCACCTTCACGCTGACCTTCACGGAGTATGGTTTCGACAGCCTCTCGCACAAGACTGCCGACTTCATCAAGGGCTTCCTTAACATGTGACTGTTCGACATCAGCACCCTGCTCAAGCATAGTGTAAATGTCTGGTATCAGTGTGTCCAATGTCTTTGTCATTTGTTATCGTCCTTTACTTATACTGGCTTGCGTTTACTGCCTGTGTAATCACATCAACCATGTCATCGAAGGTGTTGCAGATTACCTTGGTTGTGTGATAGTCATCATCAGATGTACTGCCTGTGTAGTCTACGATGAAACCATTCTCTGCGAACTCAAGGTTCACACGGTCTACGTCTTTAATAATAACTTTATCTGTCATTTATTTCTCCTGTTAGGTTGGTGAGCATAGCAGGATTCGAACCTGCGACCTACAGCTTAGAAGGCTGTTGCTCTATCCAGCTGAGCTATATGCCCTCTGTTGTGTGTTACTTGCGTTTGACTACTCGTTTAATTTTCTGTGCCTTGTGTGCAATGTATTCTTCCTCGTCTGCAAAGAAGTTATGTAACCCCTTGAGTAGACGTAGCTGTACTGCCTTTAGCAGACGACCACGTGGGAAGAACCAACCGACAAGAAAGCCTACGATAAATGCGTATAGTGACACAAGTGCTGGTGCTAAATTAATATCCATTATAATCTCCTGATAAAAGGTGATGGAGTCCCCGTCCCGTATCCATCTTCAGCTGCCAACTTTTTGACTGCAGCCCCCGTGCTATAGCTAGTGATTAGAAAGGAACTTCGTCACTAACTGTTTCTTGGATTGGTGCAGATGCAGTTCCGATAACATCAAAGTCTTCTGCATTACCACCTGCATAAGGTACATGCTCTACAATCTGAACACGCTTAAGGATAGGTGATACGCCAGACTTGCCGTTCATGCTCCACTCGAATGGTGTGTACTGCACGTTTGCAATACTGCCGTTACCCACAAGTTCTTTGAATGGTTTCTTCTGCCCATCCATTACAACTGGTGCATCGTTCTGTGTACCGTCACGGCGTGATACCTTCTGACGAATGTGTACAAAGTCACCACGCTCATCGCCTTTGTTCTTAATGTCAACACCATCTGCCTCAAAAGCTTTGCGGTTGTTGTCGTCTACTAGCATGTCCAAACCCCACTCTGGTTCGTACGTTGTGTTAGGTGCTTGAATTGATGCCCAATAAACTTTTCCTGATACAATAGTCATATGTTTTAATCTCCTAAATTGGTTTTCGTTTTGGTTTTCGTATCACAAACAACACCATTGTTGCTGCGATTTTCAAAGTATCTCACATCTGCAATAGAATGTCAAGAACTTTTTTCACTTTAGTGAGTCTCAGCCCAATTACTTCCGACCTTATACTCACAATCAAGAGGACAATTAACATTAAGCGACTGCTCTGTCAGCTTCATTGCCTTCTTGGTAACAGCACCGAAAGCTTCTTCCTGTCCCTTGCGCACTTCGAATTGGTATTCGTCATGTACACTAGCGACAAGCTTGAAGTCTAGCTGTGCCTTGGTTGCCTCAATGATAATAAACTTAAGCCACTCCTTACATACGATAGCACCAGCCCCTTGCAATAGCAGGTTAAGTGCTGCATGTTTGTTACGTACCTTAAGTATGCGACCATCAAGGCCAAGTAGATAACCTCTGTTAGACAACGTGTCTACCTTAGAGCGCAATGTCTTGAGGGCAGGCATGTTATCAAGGAAGTTATTAATCAGACGTTGACCATCAGTGGCTGTGCCGTTGACGACCTGTCCAATCTTACCAGCACCAGCACCATACAGGAACGCATAGATAAATGTCTTTGCGTTGTCTCTGGTTGGTAGCCCTGCTGCTTTCTGGTTAGCTGTATGAACGTCACCCTCTACAACTTCTTTCGTGTAGGCTTCGTCATTCATGTAGTGTGCCAGCATTCGTAGCTCAAGTCCTGATGCGTCAGTACCCAGCAACACGTAGTCGTCTGAGCTTACTGTCCACAATGCTCTGCACTCCTTACCATAGGGTGAGTAGACAGCAGGAACCTGTGCCATGTTAGGTGATGTGTGAGCCATACGTCCTGTAATGGTACGCAATGTAAGCACTCGTCCATGCACCTTGTCGTTCTCGTCTGCCGCTTCAATCCATGATTTGATTTGCGACACACGCTTCTCAAGTAATAGATACTGTGCAATCAGCTGAGCCTCTGGTATGTCAGTCACCTTAGACAACACTTCCTCTGAGACAATAGCCTGTCCCTTCTCAGTGTAGGCATGTGGCTTCCAACCAAGGGCAGACAAGCGTTCTGCTATCTGCTTACGTGACCCTGGATTAAATACTATTACATTATCTTTAAGCCTCTTACCTGTCTTCTCAGATATTCTAATCTGTGTAATAGGCTTGAAGACTTCTTGAAGTTGATTGTTAATCTTAGCTGATTCGTCAGACAACTTAGCAACCAAGAGCATAGCATTCATCACGTCAAGTGTGAACCCGTTCTGCTCCTGCTTGTCAATGACTGCACGAATCTGATGCTCAAGTTTAATGCTACGTGCTGAGAAGCCCTTCATCGTAGGGACAAGAGCGTTGTATACCTTAGCGGTTAGCTCTACGTCACGAACACAATACGTTAGCATCTTATCTGAGTAGCCTGAGAAGTCACTGAACTCTAGCTTAGGATACCCGAAGGTCTTACCCCATGCTTCAAGTGAATGACCACCATCTCGCATTGGGTCTGCCATCTGTGACATGATAAGTGTATCACGTATCTTACTAAGAGGTATGTCTACACCAAGCAATCTTTTTAAAACTGGAGCATCAAAAGACACACCATTGTGCATAACAATAATATCGGCAGACTCAATGAGTTCTTTCGCATGGTGGATGTAGTCTGGTTTATAAGTGTATATACGTTGTTCATCTAAATCCTTTGCTACAATACAATAAATAGTAGTAGCATCTAAGCTATCTGTCTCAATGTCTACTACTAATCTTTTCATA